CTACCCTCGGACCAAGACCGGCAAGTTGGGCTCGGAATGCTTGGCTTATCCAACTTCCTTAGACGAAACGGAGTAACATACGCTGAATTTGGACAAGCTTTATCTGAATTAAATTCTAATCAACCTATAACTGGTAAGGAAATCTTACATGAAATAGTTTGGAATTTAAAAGAAGCAATTGAAGCAGCAGCATATATAGCAAGATCACATAATATGGTACGTGCCTTTGCAATAGCACCTACTGCCTCCTGTTCTTATAGGAGTAAGGATTTAGATGGCTTTACATCTACACCAGAAATTGCACCCCCTATTTCACAGTCAGTAGATAGGGACAGCGGCACCTTTGGTGTCGAACACTATAATTATGGCGATGTAGAAATCGCTAGTGAAGTTGGTTGGGATGCTTACAAATTAGTAGCAGATCAACTAATGATACTTTTAGATAATACGGGACTTCTTCACGGCTATTCATTTAATAGCTGGAGTGATGTTGTAACATACGACAGAAACTTCGTGGAAGAGTGGTTGCTTTCACCCCAGACCTCCCTTTACTACTCCCTGCAAGTAATGGGCGACGTGCAAGATAAAAGCGATGCGTATGCAGCATTAGATAAAGCAGAAGTCGATGATTACTTACAGGATATTCTCGGAAACGAGCCAATAACCTGTGATTGTCAAGAATAATGAGGAAACATCCCTACGATAAATTAATGGACCGCAAACGTAAGTGGTCCCCTGTAAAACCCACCAAAGGAGAGGTAAAATACGGTGCAGAAGAAACCATCCTCCGTGCTCTCTCAATACGTCATATGGAGCTCCCTGTTGGAAGCTTTATTAGTGAAGCATTGGAGAAGAATATTCCCGATAATGCCAGAAAACTCCTTGAATCGAATGTTGAAGATGAGGAAAGGCACGATCTCGCATTGGGATATATAGCAGATGTACATAATGTTAATGATAAAGATGAAAAGGAGGGGAAGTTATTAAGAGATGCTTGGATTAAACATCCTGACCATACAATTCTTAAAGCTCTCGTGGCTGAAAGAGCAATCTTCTTTGTTCTACTCCCTTTCTTTAGGTTTAATGGGGATCCTGCTCTTCGCACTGTATCTGCCGACATCTCCAGGGACGAGCAGATCCATGTCGGAAGTAATTCTCTTGTATGCGCTGAGTTGGGTCTATCTCCTTCTAATTCTCTGGATAAACTTAGGAAGGCCACTATTAACTGGGTACTAGAACCATTAGGTATAAATACTCAGGACAGATATTTAGACAAAAAATTTTGGCTAGATGCCAGTGATCGGTTAATGTATGAGGGTAAAGCCCCAGAGTTTTCTGACACCAAGAGAGCTAGAATGCCTGCCTTTTTTGAGCATTCCAATACAAACTTACCTAAGTATGCATGATATCACCCTAAATACTTTAAAAATACATAGCGAAAGACTATCAGAATTGATAGATGAAATCGAAGGCCATTTTAAATGGCGACCTGTCCACCCCAAAGAAAAAATTGAATCAATAATGTATCGTGCTGGACAGGCCAGTGTGATCGATTATATTAAATCCAAAATGGAGGAAGAATAAAAATGTGTGCACCTGTAGTACTTGCTGGGGCCATGCTAGCTAGTTCTCTACTCATGAGACCTAGAAAACAAGACGCACCACCTTTAGCTCCGATAGCTAAACCAATGAATCAGGAAGAGGATGCAACTAAACCTGCAGAGATAGATCCTGGTACAGGCGATGAAGGTATTGCTAAGGACAAAACTAGAAGACAATTAAAAGTTGGCAAAACTAGTGATTTAAAAACAACAAAGAATATAGGTTTAAGTATCGGTGGAGGAGGAAGACAAGATCCAACAGGAGTAAATATAGGTAAACCTACAGCACCAACACCATGAAGGCAAGAGATAGATACATACAACTAAGTTCTAATCGTACTCAATTTTTAGAAACAGCTGTTGAATGCTCACGTCTCACTCTTCCTTATTTAATCATTGATGATGAAAGAGCCAAGGAGCCAAAGAAAAGAATACCAACTCCTTGGCAAAGTGTAGGTGCAAAATGTGTAGTCAACTTAGCAGCAAAATTAATGCTTGCTTTGATACCTCCACAAACAACCTTTTTTAAATTACAAGTCAGAGATGATAAGTTAGGTGAAGAGATACCACCTGAAATACGTAGTGAATTAGATCTATCCTTTTCTAAGATAGAAAGGATGATCATGGATTACATCAATGCTTCTAATGATAGAGTAGTAGTACATCAAGCACTAAAACATTTAATTGTTGGTGGTAACACACTCATATTTATGGGCAAAGATGGGTTGAAAAACTTCCCATTAAATCGTTACGTAGTTAATAGAGATGGGGATGGAAACGTCCTAGAAATTGTAACAAAAGAACTTATAAGTCGAAGGGTCTTAGGTATGGAGCTGCCTGAACCTACAAAACCAAATCCCCCAGGGAATGATGGTTATAAGACAGGCTCCGATGATGATGACGTTGAAGTGTACACTTACGTCCGATTGGATGAGAAGAGTGGACGCTGGGTTTGGCATCAGGAATGTTTTGATAAGATACTTCCTGGTAGTCGTAGCACAGCACCAAAGAAAGCCTCACCATGGCTCGTATTAAGATTCAACACTGTGGACTCGGAGGATTACGGTCGCTCTAGAGTCGAAGAGTTTTTGGGTGACATGAGATCACTTGAATCCCTTACTCAGGCACTCGTAGAAGGCTCTGCAGCTGCTGCGAAAGTTGTTTTCCTTGTATCACCATCTTCAACTACAAAACCAAAGACTATAGCCGAAGCTGGTAACGGTGCAATCGTTCAAGGTAGAAAGGATGATGTCGAAGTTATTCAGGTAGGTAAAACTGCTGATTTCAGAACTGCTGCAGAACAAACTCAAACTTTAGAGAAACGAATCAGTGATGCTTTCCTTGTCTTAAATATTAGACAATCAGAACGCACAACTGCAGAAGAGGTACGCCTCACGCAGATGGAATTAGAACAACAACTTGGTGGGCTATTCAGTTTACTTACAGTTGAATTTTTAATACCATATTTAGATAGAACTTTATTAGTATTACAACGTAGTAATCAGTTACCTAAATTACCTAAAGATTTAGTACGTCCTACCATTGTAGCTGGAGTTAATGCTCTAGGTAGAGGTCAGGATAGAGAAAGTTTAATGCAATTCATAGGTACCATTGCACAGACTATGGGTCCAGAAGCATTAGCTCAGTATATAAATCCAGGTGAAGCTATCAAACGATTAGCAGCTGCTCAAGGTATTGATGTACTTAACTTAGTTAAATCAGAAGAGCAGTTACAACAAGAAATGCAAGCAATGCAACAGCAACAGATGCAGCAATCTCTTATGGATCAAGCTGGTCAGTTAGCTAGAGCACCTGCATTTGATCCATCTAAACAACCTAATCCAAATGGAGAACAAAGCAACACGCCCACGGAAGGCGCGCCGCAGGAAGCCCAAGTTACCGGAGGTTAGTAAACCAGAAACTTTTGAAGTTACTGAAATAGAACCTAACTTAAAAAAACCTGAGAACATGTATGCCAAGAAAACTAAAGTTGGCACACCAACAATTGGTCGCGGTGTACAATTTGTAGAATCCGTTGGCCTTGGAAATTTAAAAGTAATTACAGCAAATGGCCGAAACACTGACGTATGATCCCACCCCAGCAGATCAGCCCGAATTAAATGAAGAGGAACAGAATTCTTTAGAGGTAGGTGAAAAGCTTGCCGAACAAGAGGGTGAATTATTAGCTGGTAAATATAAAGACGCACAAGAATTAGAATCAGCTTACCTAGAACTTCAGAAGAAACTAGGTTCTGATGATACAAATGAAGAAGCAACACCTGAACAACAAGTTGATAACAAAGATACAGAAACAGCTTCTGACGATCCCAATTATAAAGATGGGTATTTAGAAGATGGTAATGTTAACTATGAAAAAGTTAATGAAGTATATGGTGATAGACTTGGTAAAGTATTTAAAGATGCTGAGTTAGATCCGTTTATTATTAGCAAAGAATTTCATGATAACAAAGGTTCTTTATCTAGTGAAAGTAAACAAAAGCTTATAGACAGTGGTTTATCAGAAGCTAGTGTTGATTCTTATTTAGCAGGTAGAGCTGCTGAATCTGGTTACGGTGAAAACCAAAGAGATATCACTGAAAAAGAAACTGATAATATCATGGATTCAGTAGGTGGTAAAGAGTCATATGCTGAATTAATGAATTGGGCTAATGATAATGTAACTGATGCAGAAGCAGAAGCTTATGATTCTATAGTACAAACAGGTAAAGCTGATGCAATTCAATTAGCATTAAATGGTATCAAAGCGAAATATGATGAAGCAAATGGATACGAGGGACGTATGTTAACAGGTAAAGCAGCTCAATCTAATACCGATGTTTTCCGTAGTCAAGCTGAGGTTGTTAGAGCTATGAATGATCCTAGATATGATAGTGATCCAGCTTATAGACAAGATGTATATAATAAATTAGAAAGATCTGAAGTTAAGTTTTAGTGAAACCGGCTGACCCGAAAGATCGTCCTCGGCCATAACGCACTTTTACTTTTTATTATTAATGACTACTACAACTGAACCAGGCAACAGACAAAACAGATTTGCAACTGAGCCACAAGTACAAGTTATCGATCAAGATTACTTTGACAATGCAGAACGTGTAAATGGACAACTAGCTATGCTAGGGTTTGTTGCTGCTCTTGGTTCATATATAGTAACCGGACAAATTATTCCTGGCATTTTCTAAATGGCAACAACAGTAACATTAACAGAACCAACTAACAACTGGGAGCGTTTTTGTGACTGGACAACAAGTACCGACAACCGACTTTATGTTGGTTGGTTCGGTGTCCTTATGATCCCTGCACTCTTAACAGCAGCGACTGCATTTATTATTGCATTCGTGGCAGCTCCTCCAGTTGATATAGATGGTATTCGTGAACCCGTAGCTGGTTCTCTACTCTATGGAAATAACATCATCTCAGGCGCAGTCGTGCCGTCAAGTAACGCAATCGGTCTTCACTTCTACCCAATCTGGGAAGCTGCAACCATCGACGAGTGGTTGTATAACGGAGGACCATATCAACTCGTTGTGTTCCACTTTCTCATCGGCATCTCAGCTTACATGGGACGACAATGGGAACTTAGTTATAGATTAGGAGCAAGACCATGGATTCCCATAGCTTATTCAGCTCCAGTCTCAGCAGCTTTTGCTGTATTCTTAGTTTACCCATTCGGTCAAGGGAGTTTCTCTGATGGTATGCCTCTTGGTATTTCAGGGACTTTCAATTTTATGTTTGTTTTTCAGGCAGAACATAATATCCTTATGCATCCTTTCCACATGCTCGGTGTTGCAGGGGTATTCGGTGGAGCTTTATTCGCTGCTATGCACGGAAGTCTTGTTACTTCCTCGCTTATTAGGGAAACAACTGAAACAGAGTCGCAGAATTATGGCTATAAATTTGGCCAGGAGGAGGAGACGTACAACATCGTCGCTGCTCATGGCTACTTCGGTAGGTTAATCTTCCAATATGCTAGCTTTAATAATAGCCGTGCTCTTCATTTCTTCCTTGCTACTTGGCCAGTCGTGGGCATATGGCTCACCAGTATGGGAGTCTGCACTATGGCTTTTAATCTCAACGGTTTTAACTTCAATCAGTCAGTCGTTGATGCCAATGGTAAAGTGGTTCCAACTTGGGCTGATGTGCTCAACCGTGCCAACTTAGGTATGGAAGTAATGCATGAAAGAAACGCACACAACTTCCCGCTAGATTTAGCGGCAACAAAGGTAACAGATTATGCCTAAAGGTAAAGGAACTTATGGTTCCAAAGTAGGTCGCCCGCCTAAAAAGGGTACAAAGAAAAAATAAAAACATCACGTCCGTTCAACCTTCTTTGAAGGTCGCATGAAACCACAGCATGGAACGGGGTTGTGGTACTGGAGATTTACTATGTCAGTAAAACTAAGGTATCGTGGTGTAACTTC